TCTGCTTCATAATATCGTTATAACATTTGACGCCCCAATTAGCCAACATAAATGCTGAATAGTTATCTTTTCTGGCTCTTGTAGCAGAAGATCCGCGTTTTAAGTGTTGAGGCAAATCAAAATTTTGCATACCTCTAGAAGTAGTAGTATATTCTACCAATGCGCATTGCTTTTTCGTTTGATAAATAAAGTCATCTTGATTTTCAATGAAGTCTAGGTTTGTCCAATCTGATTTATCGCCAATAAATATTAAATCTTTTGGCAAAGTAGTCCCAATCACGTTGTCAAAGAATTTATCATTAGAACAAACTCTAGAAGCAAATAATACTTTTTTATAATCAATACATGCTTGCAAATATTCGTTGCCTTTTCTAATAAAGCTAGAAGTAAATACTTGATTAAATGCTATTCTGCCATCCGATAAGTTATAACTCATCTTGGCTTTTCTTAATTCGGCTTCTAATTCAGTTCCTTCTGCGTCTGAATTGAATTCTACAGTTTTTATATTTATTTTAGCTGCTTTGAATATTTCTGATTGATTGCAAGTATCTATAAAAATATCTGCGCCAGCATTATCTAACGTTATACTCACTACGTCAAAGTGAGTCATAATATAACAAAAATATTTAACGTGATTATTTAAATTTCCTAATCCAGCATAAGTATGGACCAATATTCCAATGCCGGTTTCTTCGTCCAGCTCCATTACAGCTATGGCAAAATAGTCAGCGTTTGGCGAATCGCTCATGTTGGGGTCTATACCGACTATATATTTTTTACCAGGAGTTCCTTTTGCCAAAGTGTGAGGATACTCATCTTTCAAAGTACACTCTTCCATTTTCTTTGCGCTAAAATAGCTATCAGATCCATCAGTAAATTGCGCACAATATTCTCTAAGGAACGCTGAATGAGAAGTGCCACCACTTTGAGCTTCTTCGATAATAGTTTTATCTATCATTTCTGGCGGGAGAGCTTCATACCCTAATTGAGAAACAAAATAAGTAGAATCTTCTTTTTCTGGGGATGTGATTTTATTTATCCACTCTTGATACGTCTTATATAAATTTTCAAATGTGTAGCTTGCAGAAGAAAGAGCTATCATTTTAGAATTATTAGTGAAAACCATTCGGTCTTCTTCTTTCATTTTGCCTTCCTTGATTAGCAAGTCTTCCATTTCGCGCACATCAATACGTCTTTTCATGTCTTGAGGCGCGACAAGGAATGGCATCAATACATTTTTGATAATCTCTTCTGGCAGTAGAAGGAACTCGTCAAGCACAAGAATATTGGCGCGAAAACCGCGAATCTTTTCGCCGCTTAGAGGAATAGCTCTAATAGATCCACCATTAATATCCCATTCATAAAGATCGTTTCTTTTGCTCTTAGCCCCAAAGGCTTGGAATAATAATTCTGCGCCTTTATTCTCAGCCATTTTTTCAATATTATTAAATATAGCTCTAGCTGTTCTGAATGTTGGCCCAGCAATAAGAATTTTAGTGTTAGGCTCAAATACACATTGCAATACACAATAGACACTGGCGATAAATGATTTCGCGCAACCACGGCCCCATACGCACATAGAGAAGTTTCTATTGAACATCCCTTTCAAAGTAATCTCTTGGTAGGCCGAGAGCTTTATTCCTGTTAATAAATATGTAGTGAAGTAAAGATTCTGGCGCAAAAACTTGCACAAAGTGATCTTAGCTTCTTTATCTTCTAGCTCTCCTTGTAGTTGCCGGAAGATTTCATTATAATTCTCTGTTTCTTTTTTATATTTAGGTGTTTCGTGCCACATATTAGAGCAGATTTAAATCGTACATTAATTGTAAGTCATATTTTTTATATTCTCCATTACTAAAAAATATTCTTTTCATTACTCTTACGCATTCTTCTCTGCCATCAACAAACAAAAATTGAACATTAGAGTATTTTTGAATTAACTCTCTTACGTTAAAGAACACAAACTCTGGAGTGACTTTGATTTTCTTTGATACATAATTAAGATACTGAAAGCTTAAACACTCTTGCAAAGGTCGCTCGACTAATACAATTAGATTAGCTTCTGCGGCTATTGATCTTTCTATTTCGCGGCAGAATCTTTCATATCCGCCGCTCATTGTGCCAATAAAATCAGAGATTGATTTTCTTTCAATGTAGCATTTATTTTCAGGGTCATTAATGGCGTAGTCTCCGAATTTTAAACCCTTAACTTCTGTAGGATAATCAATTACAAGAGGCATCTGTTCTCTAGTATCAATAAATATTTTAAATCCTTGTTTTATTTCGCATTTTAATTCTTCTTTTGGATATTGGTATTTGTTCTTAAAACCAACTTCACCACAAAGCTTATAATAATCAGAGAAAAGACTGTGATAATAAGGAATGGGAGGGCTAGTAATAGAGCGAAGCTCCACTTCAGTAGGCGCATAAATTAAATTATGTTTTTCTTTTCTTTGAGATAGGAGTTTTCTTAAATATTCTTTTTGAATGGTTAAATCTTGTAGCTTTAGCCATTTTTTCATGGAGATTTTATTATTAAAATCATTTGAGAAGTAATAGTCCTTGTTTTTAAAGTTTATTAATTCTCCAGTGAGTAAATCATATCTTGGCTCATGAGTTTGGTAGTATTCTACCATTCTCAATTTGTGAGACTTGAGATGCCCATGAAAAGCTTTGTCTGTTTCGAATTCTAAATTGCAAATTTTACATTTAACCATCTAATACTTCCTCCTCAGTCAAACCAAAAATTCTGGCTTTAACGTCATCCATAGATGATAAGCGCCCGACTTCTGCTTTTAAAATTTCTCTTCTCATATCAGCCATTTTTATCATTTCTTTTCTGGTTTCTTCATCTTTCCACATTTGAACTAGATTAAGAATAGAGGCATTTTCTTTTACTTGATTGGAAAGTCTTTCGCTACGCTTTACTTTTAAGTCATTAAGGAGTTTTTGCTGGCGAGTTACGCATTGATTGTATTCTGTGCGAGCAGAAGTAACTGCTTCGATTAATGGCATCGGAATTCTATTGCCAGCGGAGACTTCATTATCAATTTGCTCTTGAAGAGTTTGGATTGTGCGCTGAATATTCGCAGAGATTACAACTTCTGTAGATAATATGATATATTGATCTACTTCTTCTTGCGTCAAATCTCCTTTATCATATGCGTATCTAATAAAACTACTCTCGAATAATTCTCTGTCTTCATTTGTGACATATGTTCCAATCTGGTGGCCGAATCTAAATGTGTGAAGATAAGATATTAGAGAAGTTAGATCTTTTTTTTGCCTTGCTGTAAGCTTATCCTTGTCTAAACCGTTAAGAACATATTTATTTACTCTAACTAAAGCTCTCTCAAGGTTTTTGGGTGGTTTATATTCGCCTTGGTCGTCTTCTCTGTCTGAAGTATTCGCTTGTATATTTTTAGGAAGAGTGTCAAGATATTCTTGGACGCTTCTTGCCTCTATGGAAAGATTTGTTAAACCATAATTATTAAAAAGTTCTCTAGCTAAGTCTACTGCCGTCATCATAGCGGCATTATTAACAATATAGTCTTTCTGATCTTGAGTAAAATCTATTCTGTCTTTTGGAGTGTATTCGCTTTTAGTTTTGACTTTGAGTTCTCTAGAAGCTAAGAAATTTTTCACGGCCTTACCCTGTTTGCTTCTGCCATCTACATTTGGAATGTCTGGGAAAGCTATCTGGGTAAGCTCTTGCAAACTCGGAGGATTGTCTTTTCTGTCGTTCCAAGTTTTAATTATAATATCTTTTTGCTCTTGAGTTAAGTCTATGTCATTCATACGTCTACTTCTCCATTAGCGAGGCTGTCTTTTGCTTTTTTTATTATAGATTTTTGTATATTACGAAGCTGTTTGTTGTAGGTCGTTTTGGCTTTTTTATCGTATTTAAAATTTAAATATTTGCAAACATATTCCTCGGTTTTATTTTGAATATATAATAAATCATACACTTTCCACTCTATCGGTTTTAAAACCTTTTTCATTCTTTCGTGTAAATTGGCCGCTGCTTTTTGTATATTGTATTCTGGAGTTGTTTGATTATTTATTTCGTAGGAATGGTCTTCTACAGATACAGTCATTTTTAAATCGTAAGCATTTTTCTTTGTTTTTAGCCAATTACTAAACATCGGGCATCCTTTGTCTTGCTTACCATATATTTTGCACTCATTTTCTCCTACCGCAGCAGCACATTTTAAACATGGGCGTGCATAATTACCATAATTATTTCTAATTAAGTTTTTAATCTGATTGGATATTATTCTATTTATCCAAGGAAGGATCGGTTTGCGCTCATCATAAAGGCCCCATTTTTTGTATATATGGAATCTAATAATTTGAGATACATCCTCAAAGTCAATCCAATTAAGCGCGGATAATGTCCATTTGTTTTTTCTCTTTACTATTTCCGTGTTAATTAAGTTGATATAATTTTCGAACTTTAATTTATTCTTCTTCATTCATGGTTTGCCGAGAAGGGTAATATCCTGCTTCTCGTTTAAAATCTTCTAACGCCTGTTCTTTGCTGATCCTTGGGGCGCTAAAAGTTGGTTCGTCTGCACTTTGACCATTGTGTGTTCCCATTAAATTGTTTAATTTTACTCCTCTTTGAGGTTTTATATCTATATCAAAATCTAGCTTGGAGATATCTGGCACTCTTTCTGCAGTAATTTCTTCTTCTGGTTCTTGTTGTGTAATTCTAGGGGTAGTCTTTACTGTTTTTTGTATGAAAGAGGAAGCAATAATAAAACTAGAGCCGCAGCCAGAACAAAACTTTGGTTTATCAAAGGAATATTCTGTTGCGTTGCCACATTTTTGACAATAGATCTTCATATTAAGAATTATACACTATATGCCTAAAAAAACCACTAAAAGTTTTAAATTTAAAACAGATAAAGGCATAGAATATTCTGTAAGCAAAATAAAAATCCCGGCTAAAGATAAAGCTGAAGGATTGTGCGACTCTCCAGAGAATGAATCTCCTCAAATATTTATAGAAAACTCTCTCTTGCCGCGAAGAGAAATGGCTGTTACTATTGAAGAGTTCGCTCATGCTTTCTTTTGGGATAAATCAGAGAAGAATGTTCGCAAATTTGCGGCAGTTTTAACAAAATATTTATACGCGAACGGTTGGAGAAAAGGTCTTTAGTTTTTTGACTATAAATTTTACTAGATCACTTCTCTTGATGTCGTCTTCGGTGAATTGGAAAGAATAGATTCCCTTTTCTTGGCTTTCTTGGTCGCTGAAAATAGATTGAAGTTTGTCAAAGCCACCAGATTTACCATTGCCCAAGTCTGATTGGTCAGGATCAGCGAGAATAAAACACTTACTGAACTCTCCAACTCTTGTCATTAAGGTTACAATTTCCTTTTGGGTGCAATTTTGAGCTTCATCAAGGATAATAGCCTTACAGTTCCAACTCATGCCGCGCACGAATGATAAAGGATGGCTTTGAATTCTTCCTTGGTTGTTTAGGGCTTCAATATATTGTCTTGATAGCAATTCTTCTAACTTGTCAGCGAATGGTAGATTGTAGTATTTAAGCTTTTCATCTGCATCTCCGGGCAGGTATCCAATTTTGCTGTCGCTGCTCTCTACTGGAGATCTAATATACATTATGTCACTAACTTTTTTGTCTTTTATTAATTGGAGGGCGCAGTAGATGCTCAACAACGTCTTAGAAGACCCGGCGGGGCCGCTAATAAACATCATTTTTACATCCTTATTCAGGGCAATATCAATGAAGGCTTTTTGTTTGTCTGTCCAGTTTAGTTCTCTTATCTTTAGCTCTTCCTTAAACTTATCGCGCTGAAGGATTTTCGGTGACTTATCTTGTTTTGACATTAAAGGTATTATATAAGAAAAACAAAAAACCCCTAAGTTTTTCAACCTAGGGGTAAATTTAATTTATTTATTAGTTATTAGAAGGTCCAGCGCAAACCACCAGCACCAACTACCTCGCCGTCCAATTCCTTGCGGGCAAAGTTAAAATTAGCAACATCAAAGTCATTCTTGATGTAAGTGGCCTCGGCAAATACAGTTAGATGCTCAAATAGAGTCTTGCTGATTCCAATCTTAGCAATAGCATTAGCAGAATCGCTGAGCTTAATGTACTCCAAAGCAGGAGTAACAGTGAACCAACCAAATACGCTGGTTGGGCGCTCAATGCCGACGCCATATCCATATTGATCTAGATTAATGTCATATACGCCCTTGGCATAAGGAGTAAAGAACTTGTTCTGTAGAGCAACCTTGATATTTGCTTCTGTGGAATTTGGGATATTTGGGTCGCCAGCTTGGTGACGAATTACTGAGCCGTCCGTACGCAAGGTCACG